AGCGAGTTCTGCGTTGGTTAAGCGAGTAGTGTAGAGGGATAAGGCACTAATCCTTTCGTTGCCTCTCCCCTCAAAAAATCCAGTCGTGTTTATATTAATCTCAGTTAATGCAGCAGCAAAAGAGAATGCGGTTGAACTCGTCCCAATTTGAACCCCGTTGATATACAAAACGTTTTCGCCAGTCTTGTATCCAAACGCTATTTTCATATTTCCTGACACGGTGCCTGATGCTGCTATAAATAAAGCCGGCGATGGGCCAGATGTGTATACGATGGCTTGAATTATATTGGTAGAATTTTTGCTTATCGATACAGTATTTGCTGTGGCCCTTGCAAAGCAAAATAAATCACTTGCCCCGCTAACAAGTGCATCTGTTTGCAAATAAATCGTCCCCTCGGTTTGCCCGATGCATCCGCTGACTGCTCCTGATAGGTTAATCACCTCTGCGTTGCGTGTTGCGCTTGTGGTAGTTGTGGGGATGAACGTGGTAGGAACCGAACCGAGTTCGATTTGTGGGGCAGCGAAGGCAATGCCAAGACCGACTGCTGGATGCAATGGATTGTTTACTGCAGTAGTTGGTCCTAATCCTAATTGAGTCAGCGTTCCACTTGCAGTCATCGTAAAGGTTTCGGAGCAGCGATAAACGTCCGTTCCCCATTGTTCAACCCTGCGTATTCGGTTTGTTGTGCCTGCGGTATTATAAATTTGACCGCTGCTAAAAGAACCACTGACATTAAATCCCCCACCAAGGTTGCCTCCTCCTGCGCCAGTTATAACTGCATAATAACCGCCAATCGTGTGCGCTCCTGTTTTCTTTAAGAAAAATGAAAGCGTATAGGTGCTGCCACTTGCGAGGGCTACGTTATTGGAAGTCCTGCGCAAAACACCAGCATCTGAGCCAATGCTCGAACCACTAACCGCCACGGTCAAGTTGTTACCGCTCACACCAATTACGTCAGTATAACCGCTTGACAGGTTTGCACCCAAAACCCAACTTGTTGTAGTATCCTGCGAGTTAAGGATTCCGTTGGTCCCACTCGCCTCCACCAACAACGCAGGGCAGCCAGCCGTTCCACCGCTGGTATAGTAATCCAAGCGAGGCACACCCGAAGCCACCAACTCAATCAAGCCAGCCGAATTGAATCGGGTCGCAGTAGTTGCACGGGTAAAGTTAAAGTCCCCCGATGAACCGAGAACAACCCCAGCCGAAGTCGTAGCGATTTGGGTGTAAAGTTTCCCCGTCTTAAAGCGAGCAGGGACGATAAGGAGCGATGGGCTTGCAGGCATCTGCTATGCGTTTAAAAGATTATACATTCGAACTTCGAGGCAGTTGATGAAGCGAACCTCCGCAGCGTCAGCCGAGTCGGTATTCGCCCGTTGCATAAACGGCTGCCAAGAGTTGGAATAAAAGACGAAGAAAGCGTATGATTGGAAGGAGTTGAGGAATCGGGTTTGGAGGCATCCATTGACCGCAGCCTCGGCAGGCAAAGCCCCGTCAGCGTCTGCACGTTGGTTGAAGGCAAGCCAAAACGGATTGCCACCGCCAAGCAGTTGGTTTGTGGGGTAGCCGTAGCCGTAACCTATCAGCATTGCTTACAGGAATGTAAAACCGATGACCGAACCAACGCTTGGAGTGACGGCCGTAATCTTGCCTCCGTTGCGACCGCTGATTACGATGCCAGCGGAAATAGAAGCCCCCGAAAAGTTGTAAGCGGTTAGCAGGTTTTCACTTCCAGTTCCTGTTAAAGTTGTGAAGGTCGCAGCGGTGTTGACTACAAGGAAGTCGTAGTTTTTCCCGGTAACGGTTCCATTGATAAACTCCATCGTACCGCCCTGTCCGAGCATTTGTTGCAATATGGGTGTAGGCATTTTTTAGCGTTTAATTGTAAATGTAGATTAGACTGGAATTTCACAAACCGAATGGCCGTAAGGGATTTCAAAGGTCATCGTCGCCTGCCATCCTGCCGTGCGGTCATCCCGGCTCTCTACAAACCTCGTAAGGCTCACGCTGGATGAGAGGGTCCAGTCCTCGTTTGGGTCGTTTGTAAGGCTTGAAATGAAGTCCTGTGCTATCTGCAACTGGTCGCTTAGGACCTCGTCTTCGTTGTCCTGCCAACCCAACGTAGGGCTGCCCGAAACCACTCCGCCCATCGGCTTGATGGACTCAACACGGTCAGAAAAGTAAACCCCAACCACCAAGTCCAAAGTCCCAGCGTCAGTACTTGCAGACTGCACGTCCGCAAAAACGAGCGGATAGACGATGCGCTCACGGCTTGGGGTTCGCAGGTTGATGGTGTTGTCCGTGCCTACCGCAAGCGGGTCGCCCGTCCCGAAGGAGTTGACCTGTGGATGAGCATTTGCAAGGTCCAGCAGGGCTTGCTTGATTTTTATCCATGACATAAGTCTGCAGTTTCAGTATGTTCTTTTTGTGCGCTCCCATCGTTAGCAATCATTACAACCAGCAAGCGGTCCGTAGGGATAGGGGTAGTCAAGGTTGCTGATTCCCATCCTCCTGTTGCGGTCCAAGACCATCCCGGTGCGATAGTTGGTTGCGTTCGGGTAGATGGTATCCAATGCAGACGGAGGCGAGTTCCACAAGGGGTATGAATTGCGGTTCTCCATCAGGTAGCGTGTAATCCGTTCGGAGTACCACTCGGCATCGTTCTTCACTTTGTCGGTCAGCCTTGTGATCTCTTCCATGCTCATTTGGGAGGACTCTTCGCTCGTTCTACGGACCATGCCCTTGTTCATGTACTTAAACGCAAGGACCATGGGCAACTCGTAGTAAAGCCATTGAATCATCGCAGGTTGGATGTAATCCTCCAGCAGCGTTTGGTTCAGGGCAGAGGTTGAACCGCTGACGACCTGCGTAACCAATTCCCCATACAATGGAGAGCCAACGATGGGCTGAATCCGCATCTCCTGCACCTTGACAACCGTTGGACGGATTTGGGTGTAACTGACGTTCTCGTTAATGATGCTATTGTCCAGTAGCGTTTCTTCGCTTATGAATAGTGCCTTCATGCCTTCGTAATTTTATTGCCTTTACGGATTACCAACTGCTGCTCCCATACGTGCCTGCATTGTGGCCTGTTCACTCCGCTGGGCGTGTGATACCAACCGCCTCTGCGATTCCAAACGGAATACCCCATGATTGCAGAAATCCCGTCGATGTCCTCCCTCGTGTAGACCTTGCCCTGCCCGGCTAAGTCAAGCATCACCTTGCAGAACTCACGGCTGGAGCCTTTGTCTTTGTTGCTGAACCCTGTCGCCCATGCGTACTTGTAGCGGACTTCCAAGACTGGCTCGGCAACTTCCTTGACATTCTTGGGTAGGTTCTGCTCGGCAATCTTGTCCACGGCCCGGCTGATTGGGTAGCGGTCCTTTGTGATTAGGTAGGCGACTCGCTTGGCGACCTTGGCCTTGCTGACTCCGAACTCCTTTGCCATTTCTTCAACCGATGCATCCCGGTTTTTCTTGCGATACGCCTCAATCTTAAGGTCCAACTCTTTCTCTTCTTCGCCCAGTTCGGCAAAGGCCAAGCGGATGTTTTCGTCAATGTTTGTGTCAAAACGCATCGGCTTGGAGTGCATCACATGGTAATCGTCTGCATGACAACCGAACTTGCTTGCAACCACTTCCAAGACCTTGAACTCTTCCTCGCCCCATCCGTAGTCCTCGTCGTCATCGGGTTCGCTGAACTCTTGGGACTGCACTCCGAGCATCGTGTCAATCTCTTGGGCAGACAAACCGAAACCTGCTGACAACATGGTCCGAGCCATCTCCAAGGTGATTTTGTCCTGCATATACTGACGCACGATTCGCATCAGGTTTTGGTACTCACGGCCCGATAGTTTCTTGATGTTGTCATTGCTCTGCAAGGCTTCCACGGCTTGCGGTTGCTCGTCGGGTTGGGGATTAGGTCCAACCACGTCGGCGGGTTTCTCAAGCGGTTGCAGACCTGCTTTCTCACGTAGTTCGTCTTGGGTCATTATCTGCAACAGGGCTTGTTCGCTTAGTCGCTCCGTGATAGGCTCCACCGGGATAAGTTCCATGCCTTCCACGCCATTGAAGGAGCCGAGGTAATTAATCATCCGTTCCACTTTCCGCACCCGGTCGTTGACGTAGGTGGCTTTGAATAGTTCGTAAGCCTCGACCAATTCGTTGCGTCCACCAAGTTGGCCCTCGGTTTTCACCCCAAATAATTGTGGATTCGTTACACGATGGGCGATAAAGATTTCTTGTTGGATAGCCTTGTTCAAAATTTCAAACTGCTTATCCATGTCGCTCGGTGTGAGCGGTTCCAGCGTCGGGGCCTTGGCTGCATCGTCGTTGAAGGTTACAACAAAACGACCAGCGTTGTCCGTTCCCGAAAACTTACGCTTGAGTTGCCTTTCGATGTCGCCTTGCTCTTCGGGGGTCGGAATCCCGTTGTTGAAGTTGATTAGGTAACCGCCCCAAAAGTTGTTGCGCAGGTTGTTGTTGTGGAAGTTTGCTACTTGCACGTCTGCCTCAATCCAAGCATTCCCCCCGATGTATTCGGGGAGAGGATAGTGCTTCACGCCAGCAGCATAGACCCTGTAATAAAACAACTGCTTTCCGAGGCGGTTCTCCGGGTCGAATGCAGGAATCTTCTCGATGTCGCCCACCTTCGGGAACAACTGCATCATATCGTCGTTGTACCAGTCCGCCACCTGAAACATCTTCTCCTCCTTGTCCACCCGGATTTTCTCAAAGGGAACATGCTCCATCTTGGCAATGGTCCCAAGTTTGGACCAAGTAATTGCAACCGCAAAGCCATTGAAAATCTCCAAGTCAAGGACCAGTTTCTCGGTGATGTCGTTCAAGTCCTCGGTGCTGGAAAGTCCGTCGAAGAACTTGATGAAGCGGGCCTCTTGCTCTACGGTCAGGTTGTCGCCTGCCTGCCATCCACCGCCCATGATGTAGTTCACCTTGCCGTTGACAATAGCGTTGTGCTTGGACGACCTGCGATAGTTGTCAAGGAGGTAGTAGGGGTACTCGTTGGCAAAGCCGTAGGTGATGTACTTGCCGGAGCGATTCTCCAACATCACGGGGACCTTATGCTCTATCCCAAGCCATTGGGTGAAGTGTTGAGTAGATTTATTACTCATAGCGTGTGGGCATTAAAACTGATGGATGAGATGGTAATCGTTCTAACACCATCAATTGATTTTACATAGATTGAAAATTCATCATTGGTATTTGCTATCAAAAAGGTTTCCAAAACTACTTGATGGCCTTGGGTATGGCTCAAAGTAACTAGTGCTTCAGATGAGCTGATTTGTACGTCATTTTTGTAAATAGCCCAAACGTAATCATCGCCATTTGCCCCCGAAAAAGTTAGATTTGCACTCACCCTAATTGCAGCGGATAGCGTCCCCGTGTAGGTGATTGATGGCCCCGCAATTGTTGCAACTCTTGAAAAGTTGTTGGTTGATAGAATGTTGTTGCCTGTTTGAATCAGTAATTTGTCAAAAGCATTATTGGTCGTTACAAATGACCTATCACTAGCCGTAGCAACCGAAGCATAGCCACGCTCGATGTCAAGCGTTGCGGTGTCTGCAAGGTCGTCGAATAGGCCACCAACACGGGATGCGGTGTTCGCCCCGGCAGCGGTTTCGTTGGTTATCGTTAATGCACTCGCTTGGAGTTGGCTTCGTGTTTGTACGCTCATTATGCGAAAGTTGAGTCAAAGGTTAGGTCAAAGACACCCTCTTCGGATGCCTCGTAAACATTGTAAGTAATCGTGTTTGCGTAGGTATTGAAGCCTATCGTTGCGGTTTGTACAAATGCCAAGCCCGTTTCAACCACCGCAAGGGCTGCTGAAACCGTGCTATTGGTATCGTACACCTCATACTTATACGAGCCTGTTTCAAGCGACCCCACGGCAATCGAAAATTGGTCATAGCGGTTGGTATAAGATGACAGGTTTGCGGATTTCAGCAGGGTGAAATCGGTGGTTGTGTTCTTTGCGATGCTCGTAAGTCGCAAGATGTAGCGGTCCCCCGTGCTGGCTCGCTCGGTCCAAGTAACCGTCA